ATAGTGTGGATAGACTGTGATGCTGTAATACTTCGTTATCCTACTTTATTTAATGAGTTATCAGACTATGATGTTGCTGTACATTATAGAAACAGAATAACACGTCCTAAAGAGTTGTTATCTGGTACAGTTTATTTCAACTATACGTTTGAGTCTCTAAAAGTAATAGCTTATTGGGTAGTAGAGTGTCTAACTGATGAAAATTTGTGGGACCAGAAGGCTCTTAGTCGTGCAATAAATAAGATAGATAATTTAAAATTGTACACTTTACCAGCCTCTTATGTTAAGATATTCGATGCAGTAGATATGATATGTGAGAACAATGAACCAGTTATTATACATAATCAAGCAAGTAGAAAGTGGAAAAGGAGTGTGTGATGATTGGATTTGTCATAGGTAATGGTGAATCAAGAACAGGTTATAACTTAGAACGTTTAAGGAGTTATGGACCTATATACGGTTGTAATGCGTTGTATAGAGACTTCATTCCAGATGTGCTTATAGCTGTAGATAAGAAAATGATTGATGAGATTCTTGACAAAGATGTTAACACGGAGTTTATATACAGACAGAAAGACAATGAAGGTTTACTTTACTTAAAGTCTACAAGAAACAATCAAGTGTATGTGGACAAGGGTTATGCTTCTGGAGCAACGGCTGTATCTCTTATGTGTGCAAGATATTACTCAGATTTGACTAAAGTGTTTTTAATAGGCTTTGATATTTACAGTACAACAGGAAAAATAAACAATATTTACAAAGGTACTCCCTGTTATGCCTCACCTGACAGAGCTCCAACTTATCCAGTAAATTGGATAGAAAAACTTGCTCGAGTCTTCATTGCTAATCGTCATATTATGTTTTACAGAGTACATGATAATAAGAATTTGAAAGTGCCAGAATGGCTTGACATAGATAATATAAGATATATAACATATAAGGAGTTAGACCTTATCTTGGAGAGAGGAGGTGTTAATAATGGCTGCTAAGAAACCTAAGAAAAAAGAAGCTAAAAAAGATGTAAAGAAAGGTGCAAAGTAAATTGGAGGTAACAAAAGGTGAATTTGATAACGGTAGCAGGTCTGAAGTCTTTTGCTGAGATTAAAGATAGCCATAGTGATGTGTTTATTGGTATGCTTGTTGAGGCTATGAGTGAGAGAATAGAGAGATACTTAAATCGTTATCTTACCAAAGCTCAGTACACTGAATACTTTGAAGCAGGGGTAAGCAGAACTAAGTATTGGCTTCCTGCTTACCCCATTGATTTGACTAAGGACTTTATAGTTACTGATTCTGACGTTGTATTAACCATTAACAGAGATTATTATGTTCGGGAAGACCAAGGTTTAATTGAGTTTGTCAATTCTACTACTAAGACGAAGCCAAAACAGATTAAGGTTGTGTGGACAGGTGGGTATGAAGAAATAAATGATTCTTCTATAGATGATGGGACACTTGACGTGCCTTCAAGTATGAAACTTGGGTGTTACTTACAGTGTTCATATATGTATAAAAGGAGAAATGATTTGGGTCTTATGTCGATATCAATTGCTGGGGGTTTTACTATTGGTAAAATGCCAGCAATGGCTTTACTTCCTGATGTTAAAGAGATGCTTAACAAATTCAGGCGTGTTCCTATGGAGTATTAAATGAATTGGGTACCAACTTTTGTAGTCAAGTGGAATGGCAATGAGCTTGAAAGGAGATTCAATGATGCTATAAATTCTCTGACTCCTGCAATGCGTGCTCAGGCTGAGATTGAAGCTAATAAGTTGGATGCTAACATAAAGTTGATGTTAGACATGAAATTACATACTAGAACTGGAAGATTAAAAAAGGCCTTCAGACCATTTGTTACTCAGACTGTTAATGAATTATCGTTTGGGGTTGAGGTAGTTTCTGGTGAAGTTAATTACATTGAAACTCAAACACAGTTGACAAAGGAAGAAGGTCCAGATAAAACTATTTATGGCAGAACACATAAACTCACAATTCCTATTATACCTGGACTATACGGTATGAAGGCTTCAGAAGGAGACTATGGTGTAGTAAGTCATGGAGGCTCAGCATATCTAGTAAATAGACATACAGGTGTGATGTCTTTTGTATTAGCTAGTGCAGCAATACATAGAAACAGAGTACCTATATATCAATTAGCTGATAAATTCAAAGAAGATATGCCAAGAGTTATGGCTAAGGTAGCAAAAGATGCTTTTATGAAGAGAATGAAGAGATAATGACATGGCTGATGAAATAACATATAGACAAAAGATATTGACTGTATTTTTCAATATTTTGTCTGCTGTTGATGGGGTTAAAAATGTGGAAATAGATAAGACCACATTAATTGATATAGATTCTGTACCTATGGCTACTTGTTTCATCTATGCAGGTCCTGAGACCAGAGCAAGAGATGACAAACAGGTGCAAGGGATGGAAACATGGGTATGGCATGTACTTATTGAACTATGGGCGTATAAAGACACTTCTACCGGTGGTGAGTCTATTGAAATCATGCTTGGTAGAATACACAAAGCTATAAATAATAACTTTTGGCTTGATGGATACGCTCGTTCAGTAAGAAGAATTGGTGCTGACCAAAAGTATTTCGACCTTGACGGAACTCGAAAGGCTATGGTCATACCATTTGAAGTAGTCTATAGTCACACAATAGGTAATATGTTTATAACAACTTAAAGGAGGTATAAAATATGAGTCAGCAAAGAGGCGCATATGTTCCGATTATATTTGATACAGAGACTACGTACAAGAGTACGCCCGGCTCTCCATCAGCTACAAAGTTTTACTACACCACAGAAAGTGTGAGACTAAATAGAAATCTTATTTCTTCAAAGGCTCTTAGAGGCTCAAGACAAGCTTTTATGCCAGTACGTGGAAATGTTGATATAACTGGTGATATAAATTTTGAGCTTAATCCACAGATGGGCAAATTTATGAAACACATCTTTGGTGGATATGTTGCTCCAGATTCAAGTGCCCCATATACTCACACTTTCTCTGTAGGCACCTTGCCAGTTGGCTTAGTTATGGAGAAACAGTTTGTCGATTTGACAACTCCAAAGTTTTTCAAGTACAATGGACTTAAGATTAACAGTTTCAAACTTTCGGCTAAAACAGAAGGTATGATTGACTGCTCCGTATCTTTGATTGGTGCAAAAGAGACAGTTAGTAACTCGGCATTTGGAGTAGCCTCAGACCCTGGATACACACCTTTTGATGGCTTTAGTGGCAAGTTATACGTAAACGGGGTTTCTCAGTCTGTTATTACTGAGATTGACCTCACTCTTGAAAATGGACTTGATGGAAATTCGTACGTGTTTGGCAGTTCTGGAGAGAGAGTTGCTTTGCCAGAGGGTGAAGCAAAAGTCACAGGTACATTTAAAGCTTTATTTGATAGTATAGACTTGTACAACTATGCCATAAACCATCAGGAAATAGGAATATCTATTGAGTTTTCTCTTGGTGATGGTACTGGTGGAAGTGCTGGAAATGAAAAACTCACGTTCTATATGGATGAGTGTTTGTTGAAACCTCAGGCACCTGTTGTAAGTGGACCAACTGGCTTGTTAGTAGAATTGCCATTTGAAGCATTTTATGGTAATGATTCTGATGCTAACATGTTCAGAGCTGTGTTATTAACAGCAACAGCATCATTTTAGTTAAATATGAGCGAGGATAGTAAGATGAGTGAGAACGAAAAAGTAACAGAAGATGAGTTCAAAGAGGAGCGATTTGAATACACTATAGGAGATAGAGTATTCGTACAGAAGGCATTAGTTATTGCTCAGACCAAGATGTTGGTCAACTTGTTAAAGAATGTTAAGATGCCTGAAAGATTGGATATTGCTGCTATAGTTGAGGCCATAGCGGATAAAGCGTCTATGGCCTTAGCTATAATACTTATGGAGAATGGTAAAGAAACACCAGAGGATTTGAAGAACCGAGATTTAAAGGAATTTGAAGGTTACTTCGAGTACGCTGCTAACACAGTAGTTATCGCTAAGGTGGTAACTGATTTTTTGTCCTGCAATCCGGTAACATTGGTATTGAGCCTATTGAGGTCTACGGTGTTGACGATGTACAGCGGAGGAGTTCCAAATCTTGTAGACCAGACTCAAGAAAAGACAGCGAGCCAGACCCAGATGAATCAGTCCACTGGGTCGACAGACTCGTAGTACATCTTACCGGAGGAGACATAACGAAGCGTGATGAGATTATTTGGAAGTTCACGCTAAATGAAGTAAAACCTTATCTTAGATACAAGTATAGAGACTGGCTGTTTAAGGAGCTAGTTATTAACTTCTTCACCTCTTCTGGCAACGAAGAAGGAGAACTGAATGAAGATTCATTCTGTACTGCTTGCAAAGCTGCCAAGAAAAACCTGGACTGCGCCTCCTGTTCAAAAGAATTTAAAGTGCTCAATTTACATAAGTCAAGAGGTAAACAATAATGGCTGACAAAGACATTTCCATTTCTACTAATATTCCAGAATTAATAAAAGAGTTAACACGAGCTGGAAAAGAGTATAATGCTTTTGTCCGAGAAATTAAAAAGGACAGTAAGATATTAGAAGATAAAGGCACAGCGTCTACTGAGACGATGAAAACCTTAAAATCTGTTCAAACTATTAGCAATAGTATAAAAACAGCTATACAGAATCTTAAACTTAGTGTTGGTGAAAAGGATGTTGGTAAAAATGCTGATAAAATACAAGCTGCCATTCGTTCCTTAGCTACTGATGTGATAAAAATAATAGATGTTCGTAATGCTCTTTATAAAGAACTTAATCTGTTATTAAATTCTGTAGATGCTCGGGCTGTACCTCCAGAGTTGCCTTTATCTGTTAGAAATGTCTTTGATATAGTCACATCATCATTGAAAAACCAAATTAGAGGTGTAACTAGTAAATCAAGTAAGCAAATGGCCACAGGTCTGGCTAAGACGTATGCTTCTTTAGAAAAGTATCTTGTTGATTCAGCACTTGATGGTATATTCAAAAGTACTGAGTTGGTTCATCAATCTGGAAAGATGACACCTGATGAACTGATGAATTTAATACGTGCACGTGGAGGAAGTAGAGGGAAAGAACAACACAGGTCTTATATCTCAGGTGAATATTGGTCAGATATGAGAGACATGATTCGGGCTATGTATGGCTATGTTAACATAGGTGGAACTCCTATAACGTCTTTCCCAAGTTCTGTTCACCATGGGTTGCCTGAGTCTATTTCTAAAACGAGAGAAAACTACTATGAAGGCGTGTATGGACCGTTAAAAGGTAGTGAATATGATATAAATAAGTGGTTGTTTGGCCCTCAAGGACCGTTTCTTCACTTAGTACCTCAAGAAGTACATACTCCAACTGGAGTTGATCCAGCAAAGTTAGAGGCATATCAAAAACAATATAAAGATTATCTGTCTCCAAAGATTAAAGAACTGAGCAAGACAGTTGCTGCACAAGCTAGAGACTTGTATAATGCTATGTTAACAATGCGTGTAGCAGCTGATGAGATAACAACTCTTCAAACTAGCGGTGCTGACAAAGATACTATTGATAAGGCTACGTCTAATCTTATTAGTCAAGTAAAAAGTGTTAACAAATTAGGTCAGTCTTTTATTAAGAACAGAGAAGCGTTGTTTAAGGAATTTGATACAGCAGCACTGATGTCTAACAAGCCAAATATTCTTGCTACTGTTGGAGTTTTAAGAGAACGTTTAAACACTTTTTGGGACGATTTACAGTCAGCTAAGAATACAGGTAGACCTGTTCCTAATATTTCCAAAAGTGACTACAAGGACTTATTAACAAAAATAAAAGCCTTTGAGGCTGTAGTACAGTCTGGTGGTGATATAGATACTGTTCTTAAATCATTTGATAAGTTATATATAGACACATCAGACATGGTTAGTAGATATCCTACCTCATGGAAGGGTAAGACAATATCTAAAACAGGATTGACGTCTTCAATGGAGCTTCTAAAGCCTGTTGAAGAAGCATTAAATCAGTTAGGTGCTTATATAAAGCCATCTGGATTATTTGAGAAACTTCAGTTAAAGTATGGTGCACAAGCAAGTAGTAAGCCTGATATAAATAGAATTATCACTTATACTGCTAACTCCTTAGGAGAAATGACCAAGTTAAATGCTGGGTATGACTCTATTATGGAGTTGTTAAAAACTAGTGGGTACAAAAACTTAACTAAATCCTTATATCTAAAAGGTATAAAAGGTGATATGGAGGAGATAACAAAACGGTTATTGAGTAGAACGTTGCCAATGGCTCAGACACAATTAGAGGGTCTAAGCACTGGTGAGTTGGGTTCTGTATCCAGTGAGTTTACTATGGAGTCAGCAACAGTACGTGCTCAAATACTACATTTAAAGTCGTTGTTGTCAAATATCAAGAATAGAATAAAAGATGCTAAGGCAGTAAATAAACTTCTTGCTGATGGGTTAACATCTGATTTGGATATAGAAGCATATATTCATAAAAGTGGTAGACTGGAAAAGGCTCTTGCTGATTTTGAGGGTACGTCTTATGCACTGAGACCAAAATCAAGAAAACCCAAGAAGATTGACGAGTTTCTTGATATTTACACAGATAAGATAAAACCAACAACCAATTTTGGGGAGTATCAAAAAGAGAAATTTCAGGAAAGTATAAGTGAAATTGAACGTACTCGTCTTAACTATAGAAAGTTAATTGAACAAAGTTCATATGCTATGCCTGAGGCACAAAAGGTTAATCAGGCTATAAAATCACAACTAGCTGAGATTGAAGAAAGAGCTAGATTGTTACATACTTCTGCTCATGATATTCTAAGAGTTAAACAGGGTACGAGTATAAAAGCAAGCAAGGCTGAAGTAGACAGAATATTTGGTGATATTAAACAAGGAATAATTGCTGTAACTGAAGGTTATAGTAATATTGTAAAACAACTGAGAGCTGCTGAACAGACTATTAAAGCTGAAGTAGCACAAAAGAACGCAGCTAGACGTTCTTTATTTTCAGGTATTGGTGGAGTAGGCGGTTCAGGTGATGGAGGTAAGCCTTTCTCTTCTAAAGATGTTATGCTTCAAAATGAAGATTACATTAGAAATATAGCAAGAAATAAGATTGACATGGAGAAAGCATATAGAAATTTATATGCTTTAACTTCAAGAGTGGAAAAAAATCCTAAAGAATATGAGACTCTATTTGGTGATATTGGAGTCTCTCATAAAGATATGGTAGGCGCTTTAAAAGATGCTACTATATTAAGAGAGAAAGGTGTAACTGTTACTAAGTCTCAAATGACTATTGATAGAGAAGTTGAGTTGATGGAAAAGAATATTTTAGCTTTGTTAAAGAGTCAGGAGCAATATCGAGCAGCTCAGGCTAAATACAAAGGTAAAACTGATACTCTGTCTGTTGTTATGAGTAAAAAGTTAGACGATATAATAACATCTGGTGATAGACAATTAGGTACTAACGTTACTCTAGAACAACAGTTTAATAAGCAGTGGAAAGAGTATCAAGAGGCAGCTAATAATGCTAAACAAACTTTAAATTTTATACACGATAAGCAAAAGGAGTTAAAGAGTGAAAAAGGTTTTGGTCTGATAAAATCAGAAGAATATCAAGTTCAAATGAGAATGTTAGACCAGTGGGAGAAAAAAACTGAACAAATAGCTAGAGGCTTTCTTAAATCACAGAACCCAATACGTAGATTAGGTGATGGTCTTAAGGGCATTCTGGCCACTACGATACAGTTGGCTGAGTGGCAGTCTATCTGGTACTTGTCTAAATCTACTATGTTCGCTGCACCTCAAATTATTACTCTTGGTTTGGAGTATACTAAGCAAATAGATGAATGGAATTTTAAAATGCTTCGTTGGGAAGCAACTAGTGGCAGAGTAACTCAAAAAGTAAGAGATAATGTAAAAGAAATGATAACTGGTATGAGAGATGCTTTATTATCTATACCAGCTTCATTTGAGGAATCGGCTGAGGCTGTTCAAGGCTTCATCAGCGCAGGCGTAAGTACAGAAGACGCCAAAGATATGATAGATTACGTGTCCATACTAAAGTCCTCATTTCCTGAGATAGATATGGAAAGATTCGGGACAGCTGCTGTTGGGGCAATGAATGTTTTCAGAGATTCTATAAAAGGTGCGAGTACAGAAGCAGGCAAGTTTGAGATATTACTTGAGATGTTGCTTAAGGCACAGGCTGAATCAGTAGCACGACCAGAACACTTTACTAAGATTCTTCAATACATGTCTGAAATTGGTAAAATTTCTGGTATGTCTATTGAACAGTTATTTTCACTGTCTACATCATTAGCTGATGTTGGTATGTCCACAAGCAATGCTTCAAGATTGTTAAGAAGTTTTATGATTCAGGTTTCAAGACCAGTTGCTCAAAATGCCTTTAGAAGGCTTGGGGTCGACATTGATGGTAGTGCTACATCAATGGAAAATCTGAACAAAGTAATGTTCAAACTTAGAGAGATAGGCGTTGGTGGGAAAATGCCTATGAAATGGATGGAGTACTTTCAAACATTCCTGCCCAAAGAAGAAGTACCACTATTAATTGCTCTTGCTGATAGATGGATACAGGCTACTGTCAGAACAGCGGCTATGGAAAAGTCTGGTGGAGGCTTTAAAGCATTAGAAGAGGAAAAGGTTAAGACCATTAAAGGTCAGATTCAGTTACTGTGGAACACTCTTAAAGAAATAGGTACAACTGGTAACTTATCTGCTAAAGTGTTGGGTGGTATGGTTGCTGCAGGATTAGATGCAGCTCGTGGTGCTTTGTTAGCACTTAATCCAAATGTAAAAAATGTAGCAGTAGGATTTGAACAGCTCGGTGAGTATGGTAGAAGATTCTATGGTATTGTAAAAGGCATAGCTGAAACAATTTATGTTATGTGGACAGTTATTAAGCCTGTAGTTTCAGCTATGGGAACTATAGTTGAAGGATTAACCAGAATACCAGGCTTATTTAATGCCATAGGTTTTGCTTCTGTAGCTGCTATTACTTTAACCATAGCCAAAAATCTAGGGCTTTCTATTGAAAGAGCTAAAACATTGGCTTTAATGCCTATACCTGTGTTTCCTACGTGGATAAAAGGTTCTGCATCTACTTCTAACACAACATCTTCAAGTCCACTGGGTAATAAAGAATATGGTTTTGTATCTACTTCTTCTGGTGGTACTACAACCTGGTACTTGTCTAAATCTACTCCTGTAGGTGGAAATGTAAGAGGATTCATTGGTAGTGTAGGTTCAACAGCTATGGCTACTGGACTGATAATGGGAATGACCAGTGGTATGTGGTCAGAGGATAATAGACAAGCTGTTGAGGTATTTAGTAGTGTTATAACATCATTTGGTTTATTAGCTGTTATACTGAAAGATATAAGTTTAGGCACTTTACCATCTCTTATTACTTCTTTAACATCTATTTTGTTTTCTGGAAAAGGTTTGTTAGGAATTACTGGACCTATAGGCATAGCATTAGGAACTGTTGGCTTAGCATTTTTAGAATTTAAAAATGCTATGAAAGATTCTGATAAAATGTTAGGCGATTTTACTCTAGCAATTCAGAAGATACTAAGATTACCCACAGAACAGAAAAATATTGCTCTTATAACCAGAGCGCAGATACTACAACGAGCTATAGAGCATATACAGGATGTTGAACAAGCTGATAAAGAGGCTAATGTAGGTAGGGAAACACCGGGTATTCGTAGAGACATGTGGAAAACGTTCAGTGGTCTTCTCAAAGAGGACCTGAAATCGATAGGGTTAGACCCTGATAAGTTAGTTGGTGACACTTTATCAGTACTTAGACAGAAGTTAAATGAGGCATCACAAGGGATAACGGAAATACCTTCTTATGGAGACTATAGTCAAGGAGGACCTAAACTTACAGAGCCTCCTACTAACTATGCTAAACAGTATGGAGCTGAACGAGCTGGATTAGTACAACAACAACTTAATGATGCTTTGACTGCATACAAGAATTATTATAGTACATTAAAATCCTTAGAGGACTCTCATTATAACATGGGTTATATTTCTACTGAGAAATATTTTGAATATGAGAGACGTCGTATTGAGGATAGATACGTTAATGAAATAGACACAGAAAATAAATTGTATGAAGAAAAAAAGATAATGTTAGACCAAGAGTTAGCTGATAAGATTAATCGTGTCAGAGAAAGTAATACTAATCAAAAATCAGATGCAGATAGAAATGCTGAGATAATGCAAATAAGACTAACACACCAAAAGAAACTGGAAGTTGAAGAGCAGATACATCAGAACAAGATTAAAGCTATTGGTAACACTTTTTTAACAGACAAAGTAAAGAATTGGGAATCTTACTATAAAAAGTTAGCAGAGTTAAGAGATATTGATTTGGCTAAAGAAGCCTCAACAATGCAACACAAGTTTGATATGACCAAGGCTGTTGCAGACTTTAATATTGAAATAAGAGGCACAATACTTGATTATTTGTATGACAAGTTAAAAATAGATTCTAGTTCGTACTATAAAAGTAAAAATCAATATATTGAGGAAACTAGTAAGAATGAAATAGCTGCTGCTCAACAGGCTTATGATAAATGGGTACATACTAATAAAGCCAAGTTGAAAGAGGCTGAAGAGGTAATGCACAGATTGAAAAGTGGCTCTGAAGTTGACCCATATGGTACTATTACAACTATAAGTGAAACAGAGGCTGCAAACTTGTTAAAACAAAAACAAGAAGAAGAGGAGAAACTTGTTAAAGCAAAACAAGATGCTGAGTTAAAGAGTAACAAGACTAAATTGGAGATATATCTTAAGTATATTGACAATATAAACACCGCTTTTGTTAAAGGCGGGATTTTAGGTGTTATGTCAAAGTCTATAGAAAACTACGGAGTAAGTCTTGGGACGTTTGCTACACAGTTAGGCAACGTTTTTACGAACACATTTCATAATATGGAGACGTCATTAGGTAACTTCTTTGATTACTCATCTGAAGGCTTCATGAATTTTGGAAACTTAGCAACTCAAGTTTTACATGATGTGTACATGGAGTTATTAAGAACATTACTTCTTAAACAAATAGTTGGAGGTATAACTAGTGGAATAAGCAGTTTGCTTCCTTCTATTGGAACACCATCTACACCTTCTGACTTTAGTAGTGCTTTTACTAATGCAGGAACCACTTTGTTAGGTGGTATTAGTTTAGATAGTAAAATTGGTACAAGAGCCGAAGGTGGTAGTGTTAAGACAGGCAGGATGTACTGGGTAGGAGAGAAAGGTCCTGAACTATTTTCTCCAGACTCTAATGGTTATATCATACCAAACTCTAACATAGGTAGTATTAATACTGTTCCAGCAGCACCTCCAACATTAATTGTTAATGTGGAGAATAAGACAGGTAAACAGGTAAGAGCAATTCAATCTCAGCCTCAGTTTGATGGCAAACGATACATTCGTACTGTTATGCTTGAATTAGTCGATACTGATATGACAATAAGACAAAGATTTGGAGCAAGATAATGTCTACATTTCCTACATTAAGTATGCCTCCCACATTTCCCTTAGATGAACAAAGAGAAGATGCTACAATACGTTCTGCATTTGAAGCTGGGTATGAGCATACAAGACCTAGATTCACAAGAAATAGATATACGTGGGTAGTCAAATATAACATGATGCCATCTACGGATAAAGCTACTTTAGAAGCGTTTGTCACCACTGTTAGAGAAGGTGCTGATGCTTTTACATGGACAAATCCAGTAGATGGACAGAGCCACACTGTTAGATTCTCTCAGATACCAAAGTATAGTTGCACACTTAAGAATCCAGATGATTCTTATTTTGATTGTGATTTTCAACTACGGAGTGTATAGTGGAAACATCATTAGTTCTTGAAAAAAATAAATTAAGTAGTACAACTCCTTGGTTGATACTACTTGAAATAAATGTTCCATCAACACCACCTACTACTGTCTATTTGGTTAGAAATACTGAAAATATAACTTTTAATTCTCAAGAATATACAGCATTTCCGTTTGAAATTGATGTGTCAAAGCAAGTTTCAAAGGGAGATATTCCAACAATAGAATTAAAGGCAGACAATGTAACAAGAACTCTTCAAAAGTATCTTGAAGATTGTGATGGTTTGGTAGACACGCAAATGACAGTCAGAGTCGTTGCTAAACCTACTGGCGAAT